GCTCGAAGCGGTCATTCGCGCGACGGGCGCTGCTACGGCCGAGTCGACCGCGCAAGTCGACGCAGCGATCGCCGCCGGGCAGGAGCGAGCATTCACCGACAGCGAGACGCGCGCCGGGCTCGAGTCGCTGATCGTGGCGACTGGCGACGTCGGCGCCGCGACCGAGCTGCTCACAAGCGCGCAGGACGTGGCGCGATTCGCGGGCGTCGACCTGGCGACAGCTGCCGATGCGGTCGCCAAAGCGCACGCCGGGCAGGATGGCGCGCTGCGCAAGCTCGTGCCGGGTCTAGCGAAGGGAGCGACCGCAGCCGACACCATCGGCGCAGCGAGCAAGGCCGCTGCCGGGCAGGCCGATCTCTACGCTGAATCGGCGGCGGGCATGGGAGCGAAGGGAGCCGACGCATTCGCCGAGATCGGCGAGCAGATCGGCGCCGCATTCCTGCCAGTCATGAGCGAAGTCCTGCCCGCACTTATGCCGATTCTGAAAGTGCTCGGCGAGCTCATCACGGCGCTCCTGCCCGCGCTCATCCCGCTCGTGAAGCTTCTCGCGGGCGTGCTGGGTCTCGTGGCGAATGTGCTCGCCACTGTCGTCGGCTGGCTCGTGAAGCTCGTAACGTGGATCGGGACCGCCGTGCGTAAAGTCGGGGACTTCCTGGGTGCGCTGAATCCACTAAAGGGGATCGAGCTGCCATCGCTGCCATTCATCGGTGGCAACGCAGCGAGCACGACGGCCGCGGCCAGTGGTCGCAGTGGCGGGTCGACTGCTGCTGCGGGTGTGACGATCAACGTCACGGGCGCACTCGATCCTGAGGGCGTGGCGCGCACCGTGGCGCGCGTGCTGAATCAGCACGCCATCCGAGTCGGGCGCCATCCGGCGCTCGCCACTGGCACGAGCCGATGAGCCTGCCGGGCGCCATCGTCCTGGTCGACGGGCTGGCCGTCGAGTGCGAAGTGCTGCACGCGGTCATACGCCACGGGCGCGACGATCCGACCACGCAGCCCGAGGCCGACGCTGCCACGATCGAGCTCGTCGGCGAGCTGCCCGCGGTGGCGACCATCGGCGCTCGCGTCGAGCTCCTGGCGGTCGACCCATTCGACGCGGCCGAGCTCGAGCGCTTCGCCGGGCTCATCAGCGACGTGCGCATCGGCTGGGCGTCGCTCGACGTGCCAGTGGCGACGATCATCGCCGTCGGCGAGCTGGCCGATATGGGTCGACGCATCATCGGCGACGCACCGTATCCCGCCGAGCTCGACGGCGTGCGCGTCAATCGTGCGATCGTGGCGGCGGGTGTGACCACTGACGCAGCGCGCTCGGATCCTGGCTACCTGACAGTCCTGGCGCGCGACGTCGACGCGCAGCCCGCGCTCGTGGTGGCGGGCGACGCTGCCTACGACGGCGGCGGGTTCCTATGGTGCGCGAAGGACGGCGCCGTGCTCTATGCCGACGCCTACCATCGCCGCGCGAGCGAGATCGCGCTCGAGCTCGTGGCGTGCGATCTCCCGCTCGAGCTGGCGTGGTCGCTCGGGCTCGAAGGTCTAGCGAATGACGTCGACGTGCGCTACGGCGTCGCTCCTGGTGGCGGCGAGCAGCCGGGCGTGCACGCAGACGATCCGAGCTCGATCGCGCGCTATGGCACCCATGCGGCGAGCCTGACCACGCGTCTCGCCGACGAGTCGGATGCGCAGGCTCGCGCGAATCTGATCGTCGGGCGACAGGCCGAGCCCGCGTGGATTCTCTCGTCGCTCGGCTTCCCGCTGCAGTCGCCCGGCGTCGACTACGAGCTCACCACGGCGCTACTCGAGCTCGAGCTGCATGACCTGGTAGCGGTGTCGGGGATGCCCGCCGGGGCACCCATGACTAACGCCTACGTATACGTGGAGGGATGGACCGAGACGATCGACCCGGGCGCGTGGCAGCTCGAGCTGCTCGTCTCTGACTACTGCCGAACGGCGCCCCCGCCCGAATGGGACGACGTGGCGCCGGGCTGGCTATGGGACGAGCTCGATCCTGGCCTGACCTGGGATGCGATCTCGTGCCTGCCGCCGTTCCTGGCGGGCTATCCGGATCGCTGGGTCGACGTCCCGAGCTCGCAGCGGTGGGATAGTCTCGATCCGTCGATCGAATGGGACGAATGGGCGGGGCGAACCGCCACGAGGAGCACACCCGATGCCCGCTAGCACACCCGTATACGGCTTCCCGTATCCACTCGGCACCGATCGCGTCATGGATGGCGATAACGCCATCGAAGCGCTCGCCCGCGCCGTCGAGTCGCAGATAGCAGCCGCCGCGTACAAGGTACTCGGCTACGCGCAAGTGGTCGCCGATCAGACGGGCATCGGTACGACGCCCGTGGCGCTGGCAGGACTGTCGCTCCCGGTGCAAGTCGCTGCGAATCGTCGCATCCGGGTCTCGGCCTTCGGCGAATTCACCGCGAGCACGAGTGGCAACACCGTGCGAATGCGTACGCTCATCGACGGCGCGAATGCGCAGCTCGCCGCCGTCACGATCCAGTCGGGCGCGCAAGTGCAGTCGGTGCAGTCGGCCGTCGTGGTGACGCCCACCGCAGGACTGCACACCTTCTCGCTCAATGCGCAGATGAGCGCAGGCACGGGCACCGTCTCGCTGAATGCGACCGCCGGGCCGTGCTTCATCATGGTCGAAGATCTCGGGCCGTCGGTATGAGCGACGCAGTAACCGTGGCAGCCTTCCTAATCGCGGGCGCGCTCATCATCGGCGCGCTGATCGGGCTCGCCGTGTCGCTGATATGGTTCGCAGATAGGATGGGCAGACGATGAGCGTCGAGCACCCACTGCGCGAGGGGCGCGAGTCTCGATATGGCGAACCGCCGACGATGCCAGATATCGACCCGCGCGTACCTGGCGCGCCGCAGGAGCGACCCGACTGGTGGCCCGACTGGTGGCAGCTCGGGCATGACGACGAGGACAGCGAGCGATGATCTTCGGCAATCCGGTGCCCGGGCTGATCGGCGCTCCTGGCAAGCCTGACCCGACGTCCGGCTTCGTGGTGACGCAGGCATTCGGCTCGACGTCGACGCAGTACGGCCCGCACGACGGGCTCGATATCGACAACGGCGGGCCATCGGGCGATCCGATTCTGGCGATGGCCGACGGCACCGTATATCAAGCGTTCTTCGATTCGGCCTCGGGCGGCGCTGGCATCGTGCGCATCGACCACGGCGACGGATGGTCGACGGGCTATGCGCACATGGATGAGCTCTACGTGCGCGTCGGCGACCACGTGGAGCAGGGCGACCATATCGGCTCGCTCGATTCGACCGGCTGGGTGTCGGGGCCGCACTTGCACTACGACGTCTCGCACCACAACGTCCGGCAGGATCCGTGGCCGTACGCGAATGCGATCAGCAGCGAGGAGCTATGGATGCGCACATACAGTGGCGCGGACTTCGATCAGCACACGCAGCAGCACCGCACACTCGAGGGAGCTCGATTCAGAGCTGACACCACGACCGACGCTGCCATCTTCGAGACCTTCGGCGCGGGTGTGACAGTGCAACCGCACGCCATCGTGACGGGCGAGAACGTGTCGGGCTCCGACAAGTGGTACCTGGCCTGGCTCTACACCGACGGGCGCTATCGGCTGGGCGCGCTGCACGTCTCGACGCTCGACTAATCCACACGCGGCCCACATGGCTGCGGACAAGTCGCGCGCAGCTGGCGCTATGCTTCGAGATCCTGGCGGGCGCGAAGTGACGGCGCCCGCCTGTCGAATCACCAACATAGGGAGGCGCCGCCACGTCGAATCATCCCCGCCCGCCGGTCCTGGTGCAAGCAGACACCGAGCTCGAGCTCGTGCCAGTCGACCCACTCGAGACGCTTCTCGCCGCCGTCGATATGCTCGCATCTGCGTACGCGTACTGGCTTACGGCGAGTGGCGCCACCACGCGCCGAGACGCGCGCGAGCTGCTGGGTGCCGCGATGGATGCGGTCCTGGCAGCACGTAACACCTACGAGAACACACGAGGACGAATCACCACATGACCACTGACACCCGACTGCGCACGTACTGCTGCGCTCCTGGCTGCGTCGAGCCCGCCGAGGGCTACGTAGGATTCGCGTACGTGCACGAGCAGCGCTACCACTTCTGCAGCGAGCACATGCGCCCGGTACGCGCAGCGCTGCTGCCGATCATGCGGCCCGCAGCTGCTCCCGAGCCCGTCGTCCCTGGCGGCGACGATGCCACGGGCTACGCCACCTGACAAAGCGAAGCGACCCAGCCGACGAGCTGGGTCGCTGCGCTGCCTATCGAATCCCCACCGTGTCAAGAGAAGGGATCAGCCGAAGTGTACGCGAACCCGACAAGCCCGCGCGCGGCCCGATTCATCGCAGCACTGCCCGTCGAGGCGTGGTCGCCCGGCCTGGGGCGCATGGTGCGTATCAGCGAGAAGCAGCGCGACGTCCTGGCGATCGTCTCGAAGCAGCACGCGCACCGATTGCGCCACCTGGCACTCGAAGCAGGCTATGCCGACGCTGCTGGCATGAGTCGAGCGCTACGCAGCCTGCAGCGTCTCGGCCTGATCGCCGTCTCGAGCTCGCGTGGTCGCCACGGATCCACTGTCGCATGGGTGCGCGCGGGAGCTCGCATGGCGCAGTCGCTCGCGCAGCTCATGCGACAAGCGCTCGACAAGCAGCCTAATGTGTCGCCCCCGTCAACCGTTCTACGAAGTACCTACCAGCGGAGTACGGATCGCGTGGTATCTGACCGGGAGGACACATTAGCGCGGGCAGCTGGCCCGCCGAGCTCGCTGGCCGACGTCCTGGCCGGGCTGCTGGGTCGCACATGACGGCGCCGTTCTATGCCGACGAGTGGCTCACCATCCTCGGCGGCGACTGTCGGGACGTCCTGGCGACGCTCGAGCCCGAGTCGATCGACTGCGTGGTGACGTCGCCGCCGTACTGGGGACTGCGCGACTACGGCACGGCGAGCTGGGTCGACGGCGACCCCGACTGCGACCACGTGGACCCGGGGCTATCGAATCCGATCATCGGCTCGCGCTCGACGCTGCACGGCGGCATCGGTCCCATCCTGGCAGCGCAGACGGCCGGAGCTCGAGCGTCGAGCTCGTGTCGCAAGTGCGGCGCGGCGCGCGTCGACGCGCAGCTCGGGCTCGAGCCCACACCCGACGAGTACGTAGCAGCCCTGGTCGCCATCTTCGGCGAAGTGCGTCGCGTGCTGCGTCGTGGTGGTACGTGCTGGCTGAATCTGGGCGACAGCTACGCGAATGGTGGCGGGATCGGCGGGCAGGGCAGGACTGGCATCCTGGCGGGCAGCAAGCTCGACAACCGACAGGGACGTGGCGAGCGAGTCGACGGGCTCGCGCAGAAGCAGCTCGTCGGCATCCCGTGGCGTGTCGCATTCGCGCTGCAGGCCGATGGGTGGTACTTGCGCAGCGACGTCATATGGTCGAAGCCGAACCCGATGCCCGAGTCGGTCACGGATCGACCCACCAAGTCGCATGAGTATCTGTTCCTGCTCACCAAGTCGGCGCGCTACTACTACGACGGCGCCGCCATCGCCGAGCCCGCAGGCGACCATCCGTCGGGGCAGCTCGAGCGTGGCGAGAATCATCAGAACGGGCGCAGCGCATTCGGGACTGGTGTGCCATGGGTGCCCGGTGATCAGGGCGTGACGCGCAACGCGCGCAGCGTGTGGTCGATTGCGACACGCCCGTATCCTGGCGCGCACTTCGCCGTATTCCCGCCCGAGCTGCCGACGCGCTGCATCCTGGCAGGATCTCCCGAGCGAGGCGTCGTGCTCGATCCGTTCGCAGGATCCGGGACTGTCGGCATGGTCGCTAATCGACTGTCACGGCGCGCAGTCCTGGTCGACCTGAATCCCGCCTATCTGCAGCAGCAGCTGCGACGCAACGCGCAGCAGCCGCTCGGCCTGGTGGCGCCATGATCGAGCTCACCGAGAAGCAGCTCATGGCCGAGCTGGTCGACCTTCTCGAGCGCTTCGGCTGGCTGGTCTATCACACCTTCGATTCGAGACGCTCGGCGCCCGGGTTCCCCGACCTGATCGCCGTCAAGGGCGGGCGTATGCTGGCGCTCGAGATCAAGTCGAGTACGGGCGTGGTGACGCGCGATCAGCGCTCCTGGCTAACGGCATTCGCAGCAGTGCCCGGCGTCCTGGCGTACGTGGTGCGTCCTGCTGACGATCTCTCCGAGCTCGCGGCGATCCTATGAGCCGACGCAGCCCGTACCCACCACCACTGCCCGCGAATCTCCACGCTCTGACGCTGACACGCATCGACGCTGCGCAGTGGCAGCATGGCCCGCCGACGTGCGATCTCTGCGAGGCTCCTGCTGCGTACGTCATACGCACCACGTACGGCGAGGCTCGAGTCGAGCACGTGACCCACCTATGCGTCGACAATGCGGGCGGCTTCATGGAGCAGCTGACCGATCGTCTCGGCCCGGGTGATGCATGAGCGAGCAGCGACGGCGCCATCTGATCGTGACGGCGCCACCATCAACGTACCGCATAGGAGCACCATTCACCATGCCACGCACTGATGAGACGCCCGAGCCGACGCCCGCCGAGCAGGCCGACACCGAGCTCGAGCAGCCGGTCGCCACGCCCGAAGATCCTGCCCCCGCCGAGGCCGAGCCCGGTGGCGAGCGTGTCGAGCTCGAGACACCCGACGAGACGTCGGGCGAAGTACGCCCCCGCTAGGCTCGTGCCACGTCGAGCTCGCCGTCTGGGCAGCCCCGTCTCTCTGCTGCGACGCAGTGATGCGGCGAGACAGCGAGCTCGACGCTACCTCATCGACCGCGATGGCATGAGCTGCGCCCGATGCGGCGAGCTCATCGTCGGCGAAGTACCCAGCATCGGGCATCGTCTCGCAGTCGCGCGCGGTGGATCCGACCACGCAAGCAACCTCGCGCTCGAGCACATGACGTGCAATCGGCTCGGCGGCGCCACGGCGCCGGGCGGTTTTTCCGTAGAGCACGATCCGCCCCCGCAGACGTCTGCTGCGCAGGGTGGTGCCCAGAATGAGCGAGTCGCGCGGGTTCGCATCCGAATCGGTGTGATACCGCCGGATCCTGGCGAGAATGGCCGAAGATAGCGACCGCCCGCAGGACGCCGGGCGTACGCATCGGCGCCGCGGGATCCCGAGCGCTGAATCGCTCGCCATCCTCGAGCGCTACCGCACGGCGCTGCGCGACGAGCTGGGCGAGACACTGACCGAGCTGCGCCCGCCGAGTGGAGCGAAGCCGAAGCTTGTCGAGCGACTGCGCCTATGGGATCTCGCGCTGAAACTGGCGCGCGAGCTCGGGAGTGGCAGCGATCTCCCGACCATCGCACCGCGCGCCATCGCAGCTGCGCCCGACGAGACGCGCGGGCGGGCGCCGAAGCTCACCCGTCGAGATCGAGCCCGGATCGAATGACGCAGGACCGCGCGCAGGAGCGACGTTCTGACCATGCGCAGATATGGTCGAGCGATTCGAGGCGCCTTCCTGGCGCTCTGGGCGCGTCGCGTGACTGACGAGGACCGCGACGTGCTGATCGCAGTCGCGCTGCTGCTCGTCGTGGTAGTGCTCGTCGGGCTCGCGTGGAGTCTGCCCGCGTCGGGCGTGTGGTAGCGCGTCGCCGCCGCGTACCGCCGCCGCGATGGCAGACACCGATGCCCGCCGGGCTCGCGGGCAGCTGGGGCCCGCTCGTCGTGGCATTCGCTCGACGCGAGCTCGGCATCTCGCTCGATCGCTGGCAGGAGCTCGCCATATATCGAGCGCTGGCCGTCAATGGCGCCGGGCGACTGCTGCATCGGGAGTACCTGATCTCGACAGCTCGGCAGAACGGCAAGACCGCACTCGTGCGCGCGCTGATCGGCTGGGCACTGACCACGGCCGTCGGCCCGGCCTGGGAGCTCGTATACGGGCTGGCGCACACTCGAGCACAAGCTCGCATCCCGTACGCGGCCGTCATGGGCGACCTGGCACCACTGCAGCGACGTCTCGGCCACGAGCGCTCGGGCGGGCTGGCACTGACGCGCTATCTCGGGATCCGGTCGGCGGTGGCAGGATGGCGACGCGAGTACCACGTGGCGAGTCGAGACGCACGCGACGCCATCCGCGGCTACTCGATCGACCTCGGCATCTTCGACGAGGTACGCACGCAGCGCGACGAGGACACATACGCGGGGCTCAAGCCGACCATGACCGCGCGCCCCGATCCGCTGCTATTCGAGATCAGCACCGCGGGCGACGAGCGCTCGATTCTGCTGCGTCGGCTATGGGAGCGTGGTCGACGCATTCTCGACGGGCTCGAGCCCGCCGACGGGTTCGGCATGACCTGGTACGCAGCCGACGAGGACGATGCGCCCGACGATCCGCGGGCATGGGCCAAAGCGTCGCCCGCGATGGCCGAGGGCAGGATCGACCCGGCGTCGATCCGTGACGAGCTGGCAGCACTGACGCCCGCCACCTTCCGGCAGGAGCGTCTCAACCTATGGAGCGACGCAGCCGATGAGTGGCTGCCCGCGGGCGTCTGGGCGCGCGCTGCAGGAGCTCCGCCGCTCGAGCGTGGCGAGCGAATCGTCCTGGCCGTGGAGGCCGACCCGTCATGGATCCGGGCGAGCGTCGCAGTCGCAGTGGCGAGCGCCGATGCTCCTACCTTCGTCGGGCTCGCTGCCGACCTCTCGGCCGCTCCTGGCGCGACTGTCGGCCCCGACGAGCTGCTCGACGCGCTCGCAGCTGCAGCTCGAGCATGGTCGCCCGCGCTTGTGGTCTACGCGCGCACGGGTGCGACCGCGCGCCACGTAGAAGCATGGGCAGCCGAGGCCGATCTCCCGAGCATGGCACTCGCGCCCGCCGAGCTGCGCGCAGCATCCGAGCTATTCCGGGCCGAGCTCATCGGCGGGAGGCTCATGCACGCAGACGATCCGCTGCTCGGCGCGCAAGCTCGACGTGCCCGACCATCGGCGCCTCTGGCGGGCGGTGGGTGGTACTTCTCGGTGCGCGAGTCGACTGGTGCGATCGACGCGCTGCGAGCTGCTGCGTGGGCAGCATGGGGAGCTCTGGCGCCCGAAGCCGCGCCATCGCAGCCGACGATCTTCTAGCGGACAGCGAGAAGCCCGGGCCGTCGGCCCGGGCTCCTGGTCGCCGTTGTCGCGCGAGCGTATCAGACAGTCGCTGCCATGCGACACCCGTAGCACTCGGCGAGCGCCGTGGTGTGCTTGCCCGCCGCGTGCGCTTCGGCGAGCTCGACGCCACTCGGCGCCGAAGGCGCCGCTGCGTGGCGACACTCGCCACCATGCGCGCCATACGTGGCGCAGTCGGCGCAGGGATGGTCGCTCGTGTCGCCGCAATTCGGGCAGCTCGGCGCGACTGGGTGCGCCGAGTAGCGCACATCGCGCGAGCACCACGTCTCGGCCCATGTGCGCGCGACGTGGAGCGTCTCGAGATCCTGCTCGAAGATGGCGGCGAGCTCGTCGCGCGTGGTCGCTTCGATCAGTCGCAGCAGGACGTCGGCGGGGACAGCGAGCTCGCGCTGGCGCTCGCGGTCGGCGCGGTCGGCGAGTGCGAGCTGCGTCATGGCGCGATCGTGCGCGTCGCGGTCGGCCGCCACGAGCTCGTCAATGACGCGCGCGGCCTCGCGCAGGCACTCGGCGCTCGTGTCGCCGCGCACGTTCTGTACGTGGTGCCCATCGCGCGCGCGGTGGATCGCTGCGCACCATTCTTCGGTGTACGTGTCGAAGATGGTGTAGAGCGTATAGGTGGTGGTGGTGGTCGGTGATTCGGTCATGCACCCACGGTAGCCGACGTCGAGCTCGAGCTCGCTGCGCGCAGGATAAGAGATCGCTACCTGTTGCCTGCTGGCAACAGTGGCGTATGCTGCGAGCGTGGCGGGCGTGTGGGATGGTGTGCGGCGATGGGTACTCGGCCCGCCATCCGAGTCGGATCTCACGGGCCAGATCAACTACGCGATCGAGCAGCGTCTCGGCGCCGCCGACTATCTCGCCATTCCTGCAGTCGCTCGCGCGCGCGAGCTCATCGTCTCGCTCGCTTCTATGCTCGAGCCCGTGGCATGGGCCAATGGCTACCCACTGCCGACGAAGCAGCAGCCTCGCGTCCTGGTGCGGCCCGCGCCCGAGATAACGCGCGGCGAGTACCTGGCGCAGCTCGTCGGCAGCCTGTTCGACCACGGCAACGCGATTCTCTGGCAGCCGATTAGTGGCAGGAATTCAGCCGGGCGCCCCGACGTCTCGATAGTGCTGCCATTCGATCAAGTCTCGATCCAATGGGCCGACGAGTCGCGTCTCTCGCGCACCGTCGAATGGGCCGGGCGCGAGCTCGTGCCCGGGCGCGACGTGCTACTGGTGTCGATCAACCGCGCCGCGGGCGAGCTCGTGGGTCGCTCGCCGCTCGATCTCATCGCTGCGTCGCTCGATCGCGTGCTCGCCGCCGAGCTCTACGCGGGCGCCTGGTTCGAGAATGGCGCGGTCCCGAGCGTCGTACTCAAGTACGACGGCACCCTTGACGACGTGGCAGCGCAGGGCGTCAAGGCGAAGTGGATCGAGAATCACCGCGACCACTCGCCCGCCGTGCTGCCCAAGGGCTGGGATCTCTCGCAGCCGGGCGCGAATCCTGGCAGCTCGCAGCTGCTCGAGACGCGTAAGCATGGCGCGCTCGAAGTCGCGCGCGGGCTGGGCATCTTCCCGCCCGAGCTGCTGCTGGCCGAAGTCGGCGGGAGCTCGCTCACCTATCAGAACATCAGCGAAGCGCTAATGACGTTCCTACGCGTCACCGTGCAACCGCTCTACCTGGCGCCCGTCGAGGAGGCACTGTCGGATCTTCTGCCCGGCACGCAGTCGGCGCGCTTCTCGACGGCCGAGATCGAGCGACTGAATACGGCCGCGCGATGGACCGCATACGAGACAGGACTGCGCGCCGGGTTCCTGTCGACCGCGCAGATTGACCGATGGGAGGGCTGGCAGCGCGACGTCGAGCCCGATATCCCGCCCGCGCTGGCACCCACTCCCGCCGCAGCCGAGGTACCGATATCGTGACCATTCGCACCGCCACGTACTCGGCCGAGCTCCTGGTGCGCTCGGCCGCCGAGCGCATCATCGAAGTGCGCGCCGTGCCCTGGGACGTCGTGGCCGAGACGCCCGACGGGCGCGAATCATTCGCGCGTGGCGCATTCGCAGACACCGACCCCGAGTCGGTGACGCTCGAAGCGATCGGCCCGCATGGCGCGGATCCTGGCGTGCGTCTGGCCGGGCGATCCGTCGGGCTCGAGGACCGCGAAGATGGTCAATACGCGCGGTTCCTGGTGTCGCGCACCCGTGACGGCGACGAGCTGCTCGAGCTGGCCCGCGATCGGGTCTATCGCGGCGCGTCGGTCGTATTCACACCACTCGAGGAGCGGGCCGCCGATGGTGGCGTCACCGTTCGCACCCGCGCCGAGCTCGTGCGCGTGGGCATTGTCGAGCGTCCCGCATACGCGGGCGCAGAAGTCCTGGCCGTACGTAGTGAGGATGCACACCCAATGACCGATGAGCAGGCCGCGCCCGTGGCGGCCGACACCACAAGCGACCACGGCGTGCGCGTCGCAGCCGACACGCCCGATATGAGCGCTCGCATGGATGAGCTGCGCACCGACCTGATCGCGCGCATGACCTCGCTCGAAGCGAGCTCGGGGCGGCGCGGCGGGCAGCACATCCTCGCGCGATGGTCCGGCTTCGGCGAGTACCTGAAAGATGCCTCGGGCGACCCCGAGCAGGCCGTGCTCCTGGCGCGCGCGCTGGCCGATCAGAAGCTCGCCACGAATCCCGGCGTCGCCGGGCCGTCATTCCTGACCGACGTCAAGGGCGTGATGGATGCGAGCCGACCGGCGATCGAAGCGACCGGCGGTCCTGGCCCGCTCGGCGCGTCGGGCATGAGCCTGCACTGGCCGTACTTCGCCGGGGATCTCGGCGCACTCGTCGGCAAGCAGTCGGCTGAAAAGAGCGAGATAACGTCGGTCGTGGTCAATCTGCTCGACGGCAACGCGCCGATCGAGACGTTCGCAGGAGGCTCCGACGTCTCGTATCAGCTCAT